ACGGCGGGCCCCCTTTCAGGGCATGACGAAAGGCCCGGAGGTGGGCCGGGTACGAGGTGGAGCGGGGGCTACTGGATGCCGAGCGCGGCGGCGAACAGGAACGACGGCGTAGTGCCGGAGATCGTCCACGCCACGCGCCACCACGCATCCGTGATGGCCGTGCCCGCGGTGCGCAGGGTCTGCCCGCCGACCGCGGTGGCCGCGGCGAACGTCAGGCGCGTGGTCGGGCTCGCGAACGTGTTGTCCACGGAGGACTCCACACGGCCGGTGATGGTCGGCGTAGCGGTGCCGGCCACGGACAGGACATGCAGCGAGGCGTACACCCGCTTGTTCAGCGCGACGGCCCCGAGGTTGAGCCCGGTCCCGGTCCCGGTCGCCGTGCGGGCGGTGCCGGGCGGGTGGGCGAACTGGCCGCGCACCAGGGGCCATGAGGACTTCGCGGTGCCCGTCCAGGGTGCGATGTCGCCGACCTCGCCGAACAACTTGTAGTCCGAGCGCATGGCCTGCGTGAAGTACGCCAGGTCGCCCACGGCCGCACCACTGTTGGCACTGATGGACCAGGGCCCGATGCCGCCGAGCTGGGCCCACGACGCATCGTCGACTTTGGTGACGTCGAGGGCTTCCCACTGTCCCTCGCCCGCGATCTCCGCCGAGGCGATGCCGCCCACGACCTCCTTGTAGCCGCTGGAACCGTAGTTCGTGGAGTCCTTCACCTCCGCCTCGGAGGACAATTCGATCTTGTTGGAGTTGCCGGTGAGGTCGACGCCTACGGCGAAGCACCGCACGTTGGTCAGGACGGTCTTACTCATCGTCGCCTCCCCTGCGGGTCTTGCGGGCGCGCGGGGCGGGCTTGTCGTCGACGGCCTCGGCGACGCCGGCGGCGACCAGGTGCGCGCCCTGCGCCGTCGGTACGTCGGCCTCCTCGCCCTCGTCGGGCCAGGGCTCACCGTTGAGCACCGCGCCCTCGGGCTGCTGCTGGGTGATGCGGATGCGCATCATGTCCTCCCGTCTCCGATGACCCTGACGGCCAGCTCGGCGCCGACGTAGCTGGATCCGGCGTGCTCGTACCAGCGGTAGCCCTGCACGCGTTGCAGGTGGATGTCGTCGGCCAGGCCACCCAGGGCGAGTTCGCCCGGGGCGCCACGGGCCGCCGTGAACGCTGCCTTCAGCGAGGCGGCTCCCGAGCCGGACAGCATCCCGTCGAGGATGCGCTGAGCGGACCGGCCAGCACGCGGCAGGTGATGAGCAGTTCGTCGGTGCCGCGGCCCATGGTCTGGTCGTAGTTGACCTCGACCTCGCCGACGAAGAAGCACGGGGCGACCACGGCATCGGGCACGTACCCGGTGCTCGTCAGCTTCCCGACGCCGGTCGGCAGGACGATGGCCCGGGCAACGTCCGCGATCGCGTCCTTGATGGGTGTGATCTGCATGGCCGCCCCTTATCCGAAGCCAGGAAGGCAGTACGGCTCGATGAGCGCCCAGACGTCCGGGTCACGGCGGGAGAGGTTACGCACGCCCCACTCGGCCGAGCCGATGATGCCCTCGGGCGAGTCCTTGCGCTTGTACAGCCGCGACGCCTGGATCAGGGAGGCCTCGGTGATGTCCTCTGGCTCGGCCGGGTAGCCCCACCTGGTGGTGATCCGCACGCGCGAGGTGAACGTGCCCCAACTGCCGAGGCGGAGCAGACCGGTGACAGGCTTCCCCTCAGCGAGCGCGTTGTCCGGCTGCGTCTCGTACCTGGTGAGCGGGGACCAGGTCGAGCCGCTGCCGGTCTCGACGACCAGGTCGTCGACGTTGCCGATGTCGTCGACCAGGAGCAGGTCTCCGTCGGCCTCGCACACCACCCGGCCAGCGAGGCGGTACACACGAGGGGTGGCGGTGTCGTCCAGCCAGAACCGGCGCCCGGTCACCTTGTTGATGCCGCGCGAGGAGGCCCCCAGAGCTGACATCAGCGGCGTGTCCCGGGTGGCGTCGTCGGCCTCGATCCCCAGGCGCTGTTTCAGCGCGGCCAGCGTGCCGTACTCGTGGGCCACCGGTCATCACTCTGCCAGCGGCGTGGACTGCGCCTCGGTCGAGGGCGTCGCGCCCGCAGGCTTGGCGTCGGCCTTCTTGGTGGTCGACTTCCTGGCCGTCGGCCTCGTCGGTGTGGTGCCAGCGTCGGCGGTCTGCTGCGGCGCGGTGGTGCGTTCCTGCGGGCCGTCCTGCTCGGCGTCGTAGCCGTAGTGCCTGAGCGACTCGTCGACCTGGCTGACGCGGTCCCCGTCGCCCTGGCTGACGTACACGGCGCGTTCCCGCTTCAGCGCGGCGATCATGTTCTCGTCTCGTGCCATGACTGCGGTTCCTCCTGCTACTCGGGGCGGATCCAGACGGACGCCCGATAGGTGGCGCTCGGGGTGGTGCCCGCGACGGTGGATGTGACGCGGACGTAGTTCTTCGTGACGGCCGCGTAGGCGACCCGGTTGCCGGCGGCGGTCAGCTGCGTGATGGCGCTGCCCGGGACCGCCGTCCAGCTGCTGCCGTCCGCCGACTCCTCCAGCGAGGCGTCGAGCGTCGGAGTGCCGGTGGCCGCCGTGCAGTGCACGGCCAGCACGACATCGGCGGCGCCGCCCGCTGCGGCGACCGGACCACTCGTGAAGGTGCCGGCGCCCCGCGCGGCGGATGGCAGCGCGACGTCGGCCTGTACGTTCCTGAGCCCCACGGCCCATCTCCTTCGGTGTGTGACGGAGCCGGGCCCGGCAGCGGTCTGCCGGGCCCGGAGGGGGTCAGAACGTCGGCTGGGCCATGCCCGTGCCGCCGACCTTCTGCATGCCGTTGGCGTACCGGCCGAAGGTGTAGGCGAAGTAGCTGTACGCCACCAACAGCACGCCGAGGCTGGCGGCCTTGGCCTGCTCGGCACGGATGAACATGGGCGCGTTGGGGTCTTCCCACAGGTGGCACTCGGACTGCGGGACGACGTACAGCTCGTCCTCGTTGGTGCCGCCGCCCAGGCCGGTGGGGATGTTGTTGTCGACGATGACCTCCAGGCCGCACGGCAGGACACCGCGCGGGCCGGAGTTGTAGGAGCTTGCCGGGTTGGCCTGGCCCGCGGCCTGCACGGGGAGATTCGTCCAGTTGATCATCGGCCAGACGCTCTGCATCTGGCTGGACAGCCAGTACCAGCGGCGCGAGTGCATGACCGCGTGCGACGGGCGGCCCATCGCGAGCAGGTTCTGCTCGACGCCGGCGGCTGCGCCCAGGATCTTCGGGTACATCTCGGCGCCCGTCGGGGAGGCGTCGGTGTAGGCGACGGCCTGCGCGATCGCCGAAAGGCCGGTGGTGGCCTGGTTGATGAGCGTGCTGTCGAGCACGGTGGCGACCCGGTTGAACAGGTCCTGCATCGTGACGTCCTCGATGCCCGTACCGCGGTCGATCGCCTGCCGGGACACGGTCTGCTGGCCGGCCGCGGTCTGCACGGGGACGGTCAGCAGGGTGTCGTCCATGTCCTGCTCAGCGACCGCCGAGTTCTCCGATGCCTGGAGCGCGGCGCTGGACGGCGTGGTGATGCGGGAGATGTTCACCGACATGCCGGACTCCGGCAGCGGGTGCTGGTTGCAGGCGTCCGCGAACGGCCGCAGGTTCGCCGTGGCCGGCGCGTACATGTCGGTCAGGTACTGCGGGACCGTCAGCCCCGCGAAGGCTCCCGTACCGACGGCGCGCTGCATGTACTCGGCGCGCTCGACCCGCTCTTCGCGCATGTGCTGCGCGAGGCGGTGGGACGCCTCAACGTCCTGGTAGAGGAACTGGCGAGAGATGTCCATCAGGAAGCCCTTGCCGAACGGGTCCTGGTCGGAGCGGTAGGTCCGCTCCTCGCGACCGACGCGAGCGACCTGGTCGTAGGAGGGCTTGCGGGTCTCGGTCACCCGCTGCTCCTTCTGCTTCGCCTCCCGCTCCATCTCCTCGGTCTTGATCTTGTTGGCGTTCGCCAGCTTGTTCTCGATGCCGGTGATGTCGGTGCGAGTCTGGTCACGCGCGGCGAACAGCTCGGCGACGCGGGCGTCCTCCTCAGGGCTCAGGTTCGAGCGGCCTTCCTGCTGCGCCTTGTCCAAAATCAATGTCACCTCGGCGCCGCACTTCTTCAGCCGCTTCTGGGCGGCCTCCTGCTCGACCTCGATGCTCGCGATCAGGTCGTCGATGGTTCCGGGCATGGGTGTGTTCCCTCCGTACAGATGGGTCGTTGGGTGCAGCTACAGCGGGGCCACGGCCCAACCCGGGTCATCTGCCGGGCGGCACAGGGCTGCGCGTCGGGGCATCTGCCGGACAGCGCGCTGTGTCTGGAAAGGCTCAGTCCTCGTCGGTCTGGACGAGTAGCCGAGTGCGAAGCATGGAGATCGACCGCCCGGTGGCGGCCGGGACTGTCGCCCGCGCGGGCGCCGGCATCTGCGGCACGGACGCGGGCGTGACGGTCAGATCGGAGCGCAGGGCGAGGCGGGCGTAGGCCTCACGGGCGGCCAGCGGCGGCAGGTTGGGGATGGCGTCCAGGAACTCCCCGGACCGCGCCGCGATCGAGGTGTGCGGGTTGGCGCCGTACGTCACCGGGCCGACGTCGCCGCGCTCCAGGTCGAAGGAGTTGATGCGGTACTCCAGATAGTCCGGAGACCACTGACCCGACGTGATCCGGAACATGAACGACTGCTCGCGCACGTCCTGGTCCTCGATGGCCTGGACGAGCAGCTGCACGTCCGACCGCTTGGGGTTGAGGAACGCGCGCTGCCCTAGTCCCTGGGTGTCGGCCCACAGGGTCAGGCGACCGTTCCTCGTCGAGGCCATCGGGGTGCCGGCGTGGTTGAACCGGAACACGACCTCCGGGTCCTCGCTGAGGGTCTGGTCCGCGGCGCCAGCGCTGACGATCTCGGTGTAGGGCCCGTACCAGTCGTACATCTCGTAGCCCTGCTCGAACGCCGAGGCGTAGCCCTCGACTTCGTACCAGTCCATGCCGTCGTCGCGCGTGACCTTCTTGGCGCGCAGCTGGGAGGAGAATCGGATCTCCGGGCTTTCGGGACGGTCTCGGGGGACGGCCATCGAGGTGGAGCCCGCGGCGCCGGCGCGGGCCTGGGCAGCCTGCTGCCGCAGGGTCGCGATATCGGTCATGAGGGTGCTCCTCCTTGCGGGGTGGCGGTGGTTGGCGTCGGCTGGGTTCCCTTGCCGAAGAGCCGGTCGAACTCCGCCTTCTGGTCTTCGGACAGCGGCGGCTGGTCGTAGAAGGCGCGGGCCTCGGACGGCGTCAGCGTCCGGGAGTCGATGCGCG